TACTGGTAACGTCACAAATCAAGCGGTGCAATTCCAGAACAATGGAGCACCGTCTCGTCAATACTTCGCAGGGAGCAATTCCTGTAATGGTCCGACAATGACACTAAGCCCATTTCTTATGGGCAATGAAACAAGACCTGTGGATCCCGATGGGTTGGTTAAAAACTCCAACTGGGGTGCACAGGTTAATTTTATGGTGCCGCTTGATAGTGGGATGATTGAGCAGTGTAAAGCAATAGCTAAACGACACGAGCAAAGTATGCGTCTCCTCTACGAACTAACTAGAGCTGAGAAATGTGCAGAGTTACAGAGGAAAGGTTTTACCTTTAGACCTGGCTCACGTGTTGAACACCTGTGTAATGACATAGTTCCAATTGTATCTATATCAAATGTTAGAAGTACTAGTGAGCGTAGCGATAGCCGGGATAGCCGGCGGAGCAGCTCTCAATAACAGACTCCACCAAAGAGTAAATAACGTACATGACCGCATCAGTGGTCTCGACCGGCGTATAGATGCAATAGAACTTGGCGTTGCCCAAGACTATGTGTCTAAAGCTGACCTGTTAATCATAACGCAGCGACTAGAAGACCACATGGTGCGTATTGAAAACAAATTAGACCAAATAGTTTTACGACATGGCGCATAAGAAAGCGACAGAGGATCAATTTAACGAACTGCATAATCTGGTCACCAAAGAGTTTCTGAGCCGCATCAAGTCGGGCGAAGCATCTACACAAGACCTAAAAGCAGCGTGTGACTGGCTAAAAGCTAACGACATCAGTGGCATTGCTTTTGAAGGCAACCCGCTGGACAAGCTTGCAGCCGTTATCCCTGATATCGACCCTGAATTAGTACAGAGCAGACTTTATGGCAAGAGGAGTTACTAATCCTGGCCGAACTGCCAGGCATTATCGAAGCAATGCAGCATCTAGAGCTAAACACGTTAAAGACAACTCTCCGGGTGGCAAATATGCACACTCGAAGCAATACAAACGTGAGCACGAAGCTGCTCGACGGAAACTAAAAATTCGTGGAGACCAAGATGCTGTCCGTAAGAACGGAAAACTTGTTGCGGGTAACCGCAAAGCAAATCGTGCGAAAGGCGGAGCCCAACGCGCATGACTCCAATCCTCCCAACCCCTGATCACTATCTACATCAACTAATAACCATGACTAGCTCCGAAGCTACTCGTCTTTGGCGTAAAGCCGTCAAGGAACTCTTCGACTGTACATGTGTTTATTGTGGAAAAACTTATGATTTACATGAACTTACTCTTGATCATGTTCGCCCTCGCAGTAGCGGTGGCGAAACAATTACAAGCAACATCGTACCAGCTTGCACCTGTTGTAATCAAAGAAAAGGTAGTGATGAGTGGCAGGGATGGATGAGGACGGAGTTCGGTGTTAACCGACTCCGAGAACACGTGATTAAAAGTCACATCACATAACACCCACATAAATAACTAACTGGCGCCGCAAGGCGCCTTTTTTTATGCCTGAACCCGTAACTTTACGGGCTCCCACGGCAGCAGAAAGAGAATCAGGTTTACCTACTAATAAACAAGAAGCGATTGATCGTGGTCTAACTAGATTTCTTCATACTGACGGAGAAGAACGTATTATCCGTAACTATGGTTCAGAAAGTAGACCAACTGGCCGTGTAACCAAAGCTGACGAGCGGAAACGCTCTAGAGGTGGTGGCACAGATGGATCTAGATCAATTAACGAGAAATTTGTTACTCCTTCAGATGCTGATCCAAAGGCTTATAGCCAAGCTATGTCTGATGCAGCTAAGAAAGGTAAACAAGGACATCATATAAGACCTGTTGCTAGGACTGCAGATGGTGCACGTTTTTCTGAAGCACGTGGTGGCTCTAATATCACACAAATCCAACAGTCATATAACGCGGTTGGTACACCTCTTGGTAACCACCAAGACAACGTTGACGCTGAATACCCACAACACCATAGACAAATCCACAGGCAATACGATGCCATGGATGACGGCATTGCTCGTGCCGGAAAAGGTCCAGATCAAATCTTTAATGCCATTCAGGGTGCCGTTCGACTTGACATCAATACTTTATTAAGTAAATTTAATGGAAATGGGAATAAAACTGAAAACGGTCACAAGAACGGTAATGGAAAACCAAACGGTAATGGAAAACCAAACGGTAATGGAAAACCAAACGGTAATGGAAAGCCAAACGGTAATGGAAAACCAAATGGCAATGTCAGCCCTGCCTTAAATAGAGGTGTAATTAAATCATCATCAGGCAGCGTATCGTTCGCTTTTGAACCCTCCACAAGGTCCGTTAACACGGGTCTACATGGTCCACACATATTCTTACCCTAAATGCCTTCAAGACGCCGTACAGCGCCGTCTAAGGGGGTCTCCGTAGCAATACAACTACAACAGGATTTCAAGTTGTTTCTACAAGCTTTGTGGACGCAACTTGATCTCCCTTCCCCAACACGTGCGCAATATGCCATTGCAGACTATCTACAATATGGTCCGAAACGACTACAGATTCAAGCCTTCCGTGGTGTCGGTAAGTCATGGATTACTGGAGCGTTTGTGCTTTGGACTCTATTTAATGACAAAGAAAAGAAGATAATGATCATTTCTGCCTCTAAAGAGAGAGCAGACAACATGTCCATCTTCCTACAAAAACTAATCATTGAAACACCATGGCTGAGTCATTTGAAGCCACCGAACGACGACGCGAGATGGAGTCGCATCTCCTTCGACGTAAATTGTTCTCCCCACCAAGCGCCATCAGTCAAATCCGTCGGGATTACTGGCCAATTGACTGGCAGCCGCGCCGACCTAATGATCCTTGATGACATCGAAGTTCCTGGTAACTCGATGACAGAACTTATGCGGGAAAAACTCCTGCAACTTTGTACAGAAGCCGAATCTATTCTTACGCCTAAAGATGATAGCCGAATTATGTTCCTTGGTACTCCTCAGACCGTCTTTACCGTCTACAGGAAACTCGCAGAACGGAATTATCGTCCTTTCGTGTGGCCAGCACGTTATCCCCGTAAAGCCGGTAATTATGAAGGATTACTTGCACCCCAACTTCAATCCGACGTTGACACCGGAGCAAAACCCTGGGACGTAACAGACGACAGATTCGACGATGAAGATCTAATTGAGCGTGAAGCTGCCATGGGCAGATCCAACTTCATGCTCCAGTTCATGCTCGATACAAGCCTTAGTGATGCAGAAAAATTCCCGCTTAAAATGGCTGACCTTATCGTTACTTCCGTTAACCCTGATAAGTGTCCTGAGTCAATCATCTGGTGCTCAGACCCCCAAAACGTCATCAAAGATGCTCCAACTGTCGGACTACCTGGAGATTATTTCTACAGTCCGATGCAGCTCCAAGGAGAATGGTTACCTTACGCCGAAACAATCTGCTCAGTTGACCCATCGGGTAGAGGTGCAGATGAGACAACGGCGGCTTATATCTCCCAACGAAATGGTTTTCTGTACTTGCATGAAATGCGAGCTTACAGATCTGGATACTCAGACAACACGTTACTGGACATTCTAAAAGGTTGTAAGAAGTACAACGCTTCGACTCTCCTTATTGAATCTAACTTCGGTGACGGCATCGTCGGTGAGCTATTTAAAAAGCACATTCAAAACCTGACAATGAATATAGGTATTGAGGAAACAAGAGCCAATGTCCGTAAAGAAGACAGAATCATCGATGCTTTGGAACCTATTCTTAATCAACATCGGTTGGTTGTTGATCGCTCTGTCATTGACTGGGATTACAAGTCAAACGCAGATGAAGCTCCTGAAAAACGACTCCTCTACATGCTCTTCTACCAAATGAGCCGTATGTGTCGTGAAAAAGGTGCAGTACGACACGATGACAGAATCGACTGTCTAGCTCAAGGTATCAAATACTTCACTGACGCATTTGGTATATCAGCTCAAGAAGAAATCAAAGCAAGAAAACGAGAAGAGTGGAACCAAATGCTTGAATCGTTCCTAGATGATCCACAGCAATCAGCCAATCACCTCGTGTTTGGTATGACATCAGAACAGCAAAGACAAGCTAAAGGTAAAACATCAGTCTCTAACTGGGTTTAGCAGCAGTCCGCCCCGTATACAGGGAGAGAAGGGTGGACTCCCCCTGTGATTGGGGAGACATCAAACATCTCCCCTTTTATAAACATCAGGTGAGCGTAGCGAACGATGTTTCTGTAAACACTGACATACATTTATAACAAGAGGTTCAACTGAGATTGAATCAGTTGATCCGTATGGCATTGCCATCTAAATCATATTATTCATACTGTATGGGAACCTCTATAAGTTACATAGTTCAATTCATTCATGTCATGGTTATGTCATGCCTGTTTAACCCTTCTAATTGGAATCAATGCATAAGGGTTCATCAATGGCTTCCTCCATACATGGTTGATCTACAACAATTCAAAACTAACCCACCCTATAGTCAAGAAAAGAGTGCAGTACAATTACGACAAGAATACGAAAGAGTGCAACGTAACCTACCATCGGACACGAACGGGTCCCAATTGGTTCCTGGTCTACTACAAAAATAGTGCTTGTATTCGATATACACCTAAAGATGTAGGACGTGTCTTTGGTATAGCTAAGTTTACGCCTGGTATTAATGAAATACGTGACTGGTGTTATGAGATGGTCAGTAAGTACGGGTCAGACACAGATAAACAGGATAAACAGTATATCCAGTACATAGAAAAGCATGGATTTGGTCCTGAAGTCCATGAAGAACGTAATGACAACACAAAGATGGTGATTTAAATGGATTCTTTTCCTATGCCGCCTGTAAAGGTGCTTCCTTGTCTAGTTTGTGGAGAGGATGTCAAGGTAAATGCCGCATATCCGATTAAAACGGTGACGTGTATAAGCTGTTATGTCACTCCGTCAAAAAATGACAAAAATCTTTGAAGCCTATTAATAGCGCCGGGGACGGCCGCAACCCCCCTTGGCACCCCTCGTTTTTTCCGTGGTAGTCCAAGAGACTACCGGTAGAACACTGGGTTTTAGAAGAAACACGCGCGATCTAACTACCGCTCGCCCGTTTTTATCACGCGCGTTAATCTCTCGCGATCTGTGGCGCGACCCTAGCTTTGCTAATCGATCGACCAATCAATGATAAGCAGCAGTGATAACCATTGGTATGACTGGGATCTGATGCTGTGTTGTGCCACTATCTCCAACTGTCCACCGTTGCAGATCTGGAATTGTGGCTACCATCAAAGGGAGATCTGATTTGACGGTTGAGTATCTCGATACCTCGTCAGAGGTTGAGAGGTATCTCGATCCTTCAACCATCAGATCTCTCCACCGAACCTCGACAACTTGCGACTGCCGACCACGGCGAACTTGCCCGGCGATTGGGCTGCACATCTTCGATGTGTTGGAGACATGCTCCGTGGGCTAACTGGCGGGCTGTGCACCGTTGCACATCTGAACATATCATGCGGAGCCACACGCTTTATTTGCTCATGGCCGCACTCACCTTGCATCGGCGAGCTGCCTGTTCGAGTCAGGCTGTGCTGCATTGGGTCACATGGACCCACACACTTTTCAATTTGTATATGACACGCATTCAATCACGCACCTCTGACGCTTGCACCTGTGTGTATGTGTCACTGCTCAAGGGCACAGCCTTAGTTGTGTTTAAGAACGGTGGGACTTACCACTACAGCAACGTGTCACGTCGTGCCATCCTCAATCTCATGGTCAACCCGAGCATGAGCCTGGGTTTCTGGGTCAACACCAACTGCATCAAGTCTGACCGAACCAAGGTCGGACAGCGTTGGAACGCAGCACCTTGCGTCGGCTGACGCCGGCTCTCATTTGTACACATCATTCCACATCTGAAATCATGACCGCACTAGCTAACCGCACCTGGACCATCCTCGGTGAAGAGTTCGAGTACGACGAACTCAAGGACATCGCCAAGTACGGCGCTGACACCGGAGTTCATGGCTTCACGTATTCCTCTGACTTGTTTGACATGTACGAGGAACACAGTGACGTGATCGATGATCACATTGAGTCACTGGGTTACAGCATGGCCGAGATCTTTACTGAGCGTGGCTTCGACACGCTGCAGCATTACAGGGAGTGGGCTTGCTGGGCTTACTTGGAATCCATGGCCTTGGCCATCACTGACTATTGAATCTCTCATTTAGCCCTACCCTTGCACATCTGCAAGGGCGGGTTACCTGAGGGACTCATTCTCTCAAGGACACACTATCAATGGAGAAGTATTTGCCTGATGTATTACAACGACACAAAGATCAAGATCGCAGTGCCATTTCATGAGGACTTGTTTTGTTGTCCTGGAGCAGGGTCACTATCAATTGATATGTGGACCTCTGATTACTACGAGTTACTTGAACTTATTGGAGATGACTACGAATGATCACTGAACAAACAATCATCCTCGCCATCATTGGCATGGTCGGGCTATTCAGCTCGGCCATTGTTTGGCAACGAGCTAACAAGATCACATATAAATACTATGACACAAGCACAAATAAGCAGCTTGATTGATACCTATCAGCAAGATCATGCCAAGGGTTTACTCACACGGACGCAGCTTTTGGCATTGGTGTATCGCCTTGATCGCATCAGTTATTCACAGTCAAACCGCATGGACGCAGCACATGACTGAGTACACAATCGTTTTCACTGACGGCGAAGAGATGTACATCCTTGCCAAGGACCTAGAGGAAGCAGCTTGGTCTGCGATTGACCTCGCATACAACCTCGACAAATCCGTAAAGGACATTATCCCAACTTATGTCAAACAGCAAATACTTTCCAAACAGATGGAATCTAGTAAAGAGTCTTCCTGATGAAATCTTCACTGAACTTGCGCTCCCATTTGATGAGTTCATGGAGTGGCGGGTTGACTCTTGGGTATTGCCAGAAGACGTGGAGGTACTTATCCGTGCCACGCACATGCCAACTCACAAGGTCACAGAGTACGTATACAAAAGACCTGAATACGCAAGAAAGAAAGTCAGAGAACTGATCCAAACAGCAGAACACGAGGTGACCGTGTGTCATCACGACGCCGTAATCCACATCCCACTCAACCTCATTTGACCATGACTGAACAGGAACAAATCGATCAGCTATACACACTTGTGTATTTGCACAACCACAGGGACGAATTATTGCAGCTCATGCAGGAACAAATACAAGATGACAGCGACTTTTGTATCATGGCGAACGTTTCCTTGTAGAAAAAACTACAATGCTGCCTTTGCGGAACACAGCAGGTTCGGTGAAACGAGTTCAAGTCCTCATGAGCCCTGCATGCCATCGCGTGCTCAAGCAGATTTGTGCAATTGATGACATAAGCATGAGTGAATTCATGTATAAATGTGCAAGGACGCACATACATGAACGCGCAAAATTAGATAACCACATATTAACTTTGCTACAGCGAGAGGGTATTGAGTTAGATCCTTAATATTGCCTTCACCTTTTCTTCATGCCAACCATCCACTCACGCGGTGACCTGTACGTAGGCACTGATGACGATCGTTTCACCTATGTGTACTTACACATCTGCAACTTCGTACTAGAATGGGGACGCCCAACCCACCAAGAATGTGGCACCACGCACGACCGATCGGAAGATCGAGAGGGCGCTTGATTGGATCGTTGGCTTTAACAAGCAACGCATCGATCTAATCGAGCCAACAGGTACACGCATCTCTGATATGCCTTTGCCTGTCTTGATGTGCTTCCTCTACATCGCATCACATGATGAATGCAACAACCAAGACATAGCCAAGGGCACAGGCATGACACCTGCTGCTGTCTCTCGTAACACCGATTGGTTGTGCGCTAAGCGCAGCTTGACGGAGCCGGGTATGAACCTGATTACCAAGAGGACAGACCCATGTAACAAGCGACTCAAGACTCTCCAGCTAACACAGCTTGGAAAGGATCAAGTCAAACTATTCCACCTTATGAATGGCTAACTTCCTTACGTATGGTCAGTGCTTTGACTACACGTGCCAGTACAGGGACACCTGGACGGATGACCATCCGGGCGAGGGTTCCAAGACCGCACGCATCAACGCATCACACCTGCTCAAGTACAAGTCACGTGGCTTGAAGATCAAGGACATCACTCAAGGTCTCATTGATGAGATGAGGCATGAGTACTGCATTGCTCAACATGACCACACCAACACAACCGTTCGCAAGATCATCAAGGCAATTCAAACTGTCTTGAATCACTGCATCGATGCGGGCAAGGTTGCACCTCAAGCACCTGCCTCATGGATTGATCACAAGGGACGTTTCTCGTTCAAGGCGCCACCGAACAACATCGTTGATCGTGTGACACTTACACCTGATCAAGTACATCACTTTGCTGAGTGCGCCAGATCCTTGGGAAAGCACGAGCTGGCTGACACCATCCTGCTTTCTTGTTACACAGGCATGGGCTGGGATGAATTCTCTCAACTGCAGGTGCAGGATGTAGAGATAGGCGTACCGATTCCCAACATCAAGATCGGTAAGCGCTCATCGTTCACAGTCAAACGACCGCCACGCCGTCGTGTTATTCCAATCCTGCCTGGTACGGACGCAGCTCATGTGCTGCTGCCAATCCTTGCCAAGCACATTGAGGCATGTGAACGACAACCAGAGATGGTGTTGTTTGGTGACTACTGGGCTGATGACGAGGATCACCGCCGTCAATTCAAGATGGTTCGTGATTACGCAGGCATTGACCCAAGGTTCTATCCGTACTGCTGCCGGCACACATTTGTGACGTGGCTAGCTAATGCTGACGTTCATCCAAAAAAGGCAATGGTCCTCGCAGGGCACAGCCAGATGGAGACAACGCTCAACTACTACACCCACGTGGCAGATGACCAGCTGGCTGAGGCAATGAGCCGCCTGCAAGCAGTGAAAGCCTGAACTACTCCTGTCTACCTACCCCGTGATACGCTCTGCTCTTGCCAATTGATCCTCATCCAAGCTCAACGCCACGAGCTGGAATCGCTGAGATCCATTGGTATGACAGGCGGATGTGGCGGAATTGGTAGACGCGCTAGTTTCAGGTCCTACCACTAAAAGCTTGCACTACTGAAAGAGCCAGGG